TATGTTCGTAAAAACACAAGAAAGTCATGACTTAATTGTAAAAGATAAAAAATCAAATCTTGGAGACACAAAGCCAAGGTCCATAACCAACCCCTCAGGTTCGGTCAAGGCACGCTAAGGTTACATAAACTATATGCTCCTGCAATGGTTTAAAGAACATGAGCCAGCTTTTTTTCTGGCCAAAACACCATAAGCTATGTAAGAGGCAGTCACCTTTCTACGTGAATATTGCTATACACTTGAATGGGATTATTCATCTTTTGACGCCACCCAAATAGCAAAATTACGTCTAGCAGTTGATGCCACAATGTTCTTTTACCTAAAGAAATATAAATGTCTAGATTTCAAAGCTGTAGAAAAAGGAAAACTTAAAGCCCAACATGATGAATACTACGTATCATCTATGTAAACTCGATTCAGATCACAAATTAGAGCAAACAAAATCACATACTTCACAGCGATCGGCGAGAGAAATGGAGGAACATGTTCAGGCAACCCTACAGCTACAACACTTGGCAATTCCCTTCGTTGCACCATATATAATTATTTCATAATATGGAGAAACATCCAAAACTACTCTTTCTATGCTGAGTATCAAGACCTACCAAAACTTCCCTATGAGACTGATGGAATGACTAAACTCATGCCACAATACAAAGCATTCAGAAAAATGGTCGCTAAATGGATGAAATTTTGGATAGCAGGTGACGATAATGCAGCACTAGCGAAAAAATAGAGAGACCGAGACGTTCATAGACAGGGATTATTATCTATAGCAACTCCACGAAATTAAGTACGAACACATGGCCTCGGCCTTATCCTCAAATTTACCAGAAGCAATTACAAAAGAATTAATATTCTTTCCCGTTTTCTCGGATTATCAGAATCTGGCCCGGTAGTTGTAAAGATGATCCCCAAACTCCTTCTCCTAAATGCATCTTGCTCCAGAAAACTAAGCTTAGACGAAGCCAACCTTTGCGCGGCAATGTCATATATGTCATATGGACTCGATCCCCTCAGCATAAAGTTGATGAAACTAAGATTAGCTATGATCCCTAGAGGAGCTGAAGTGAACATAGATCGTCTCACAGAACATTTTGTTAAAGACAGAAGCTACAAAATAGGTAATCACCGCGTTTACAACGTCGAGCAAGTCGCATTTGCTATGGGAATTGATCCAAAAGTTTACTAAAAATTTTTAAATTCCGTAGGAATGAAAAACGGCGTCTTATCATTTGATTTTAAAATTCTAGGAGAATTAGAATTAAAAACACATACCTACAGATATGGACTTAGAAATAATGATTAAACAAAAACTTTCATTGGCACCCCTCGTAACCTCCAATACACAAGTGGCGCAATTTATCGCACAATACAACACCCAAAATGCACTAACTCATTAATTGGATACATTAAAGGAAATAAAAGACTCGTCACAAGCGCAATTGAAATTGTTGGAGATGTCGAAGCAAATTTATTCAAAAATAGAAAAGCTGGATATGAGCAAAAGACAAAGGAAAAAAATGAACGAGCCATGAAAGAATAAATAATCAAAAATTTAACGATGGCATTAAGCTAATTCTCTTTATGCGATCAAAATCACCACCATCATTTAAAAGTAAGCGCTAGTTCGTGGGCGGAACAGCGCACCTATCATTTAAATCATTAAGGTCTTCGTTATATTATACGAAGAAACTATATCTAAACAAAAACTAATTTTGCTCTCTGTGATCAATACAGACACGTAATATATATGAAGGCTATAACATCACTGAGTAGCACTAATTTTTAAAATGCAGCTTGATCTGCTAGAGAACACTTTAGGTTCACGTCTTGAGAGACTCTTACAAAATGCAGCTAGATCTGCTCGAGAACTAAACAGGTTCACGTCCTTCTGTCCAGGACTCTACATCTAACAAGCGTATTCAGAAACGCATACACGCCCAGCTCAGAATAAATTCGAGCTTAAGTTGATTCACGCACGTATATAAACAGAACACAAAGGCAGTAAGTGTTTTGTTGTATATGCGGTAAGCACGTGTACATCGGGGTCACCTTTAGCAAGTGACTCGGCACAATCATGCCG